GCAAACACAGCCGGTGGCGTGTACCACTCATCAGTAACGCCGGGCGCTTCCCACGCACTCATGTGGGCAGTCCCAACATATGCGCCGACCGCTCAAGCCAAGTCTGCTTTGCGGCTGCGTCGGCGACGGTTTTGTGCGACGAGATGAAGCCAAACTCGACCGTTTCTGGGTCACTGCGCTCGCCATCGCTCAGCCGCCAGTAGAGGCTGGCCCTCGACTTCTTGGGGGCGACGAAGAAGTCCAGCCATTCGCCAGCACCCGGCACCGGGACGCGTAAGTTCGGGTACACCTCAGTCAGCGCAACCGTGCCGCCTTCATCTTGGTCGAGGGGAGAGTTACCCGACATGGGACACCTCCGGGGCGGGAGGAAGCGGCATCCAGTAGGTGGGCGCTGGCCAGATATCCAGCCACTCACCATCGCGATCGACGCTCTCAAGATCGGCAAAATACCCGCCACGATCTTTCTTCGCCGCCGAGACGTTTTTGCCGTCCCACACAAGGATCAACGGGCCATACGATGCAAACTCGTCGCTCGGACCCGGCGCAGTCTCAATCGGCTGCCACTGGCTTACGAGGGGAGAGGTCATGCGACCTCTCCCCAGGCTTTGGCGATGGCGGCGCGGGCGGCAATCTCCCACGCTTTGAAATCTGGATAGATGCCGTTCCCACGCGACGCATCCAGCGCGGCGACCACGTCCACCAGCGCGACCAACAACTCAGGCGCGGCGGCATAGAGCTTCGCGTCGCCCCGCCTCGCGACGTACGCGAGGAGTTCACCTCCACCCCACACGAGGTAGAAACCGCCAACTTCGGTGGTCTTATTCACACCATCAACGTTGTGCGGCCCCGGCGTATGTCCGACGGGAGACGTAGAGGCGTCAGGCGCCATTGCGGTCGGGCGGGTCATACGGACACCTGCCTGTACGCGCTTTGAACGAGCGTTCCCGGTTTGAGCGCGCATGTTCCTGCATGTTCTTGCAGGGATTGGCAGGGGCGGGGAGTGCTTTTGCCGGAAAAGCTGGTGCACCCGACTGGATTCGAACCAGTGGCCTCTGCCTTCGGAGGGAAGGCATCAAACATAGCTATTCTTCTACCTTTTCTGCGGGTTTAAGTCCAATCCTTTTTTCTGCTTGTACGCGTCCTGTACGAAGAGCCTCCAAAATCTTGGCGTCAGCGTCCTCTGCGTGGCTGTATGTGCGGTCGATGAGATTGCTCTGCGCGGACCAACCGCCCACGGCTTCGATCGCCTTCGTGTCGACGCCTTGGCGGACGCGCATCTCCTGTCCGAAGCCGTGCCGGCCGGACGAGTGGGGAGGGAGGTATTCGATACCAGCGCGCTTGCAAGCCGTCTTCCAACCCGACAGCGGGCCGGTTCGTGAGGCAAACCCGAACACGCGCAGGTTCCTCGGTTTTCGCTCCCAATCTTTCGGGTGCTTGGGAGGCAGGACCTTAAGTTCCTCCACCAGCTCGGGTGGGAGGCGCACAATACGATCGTCATGCCCCTTAGCGCCGGGGATGGTCGCGGTGCCGGCGGCAAGGTCCAGATGCTTCGGGGTCATCGTAACAGCCTGACCAACGCGCGCGCCGGTCGCGAACATGAAGAAGGCGAGGGCGGCATGATATCGACCAGCCTTCTCTCGGAACGCCAGCAGCCAATCCCACGACCCCGGCGTTTTCTTCTTCCGGCTCGTTGTCCCGCGGCGCTTGTCCTGCTCGATGCGCTCACGCTGGGTGAACCCGGCAATGCGGATCGGCGGGCAGCGGCCAAGCTGGTTCGCCTTGTTAATGACGGCGCGAGTAGGGGTGATGACCCACCGACGCCAAGTGTCAGTAGAGTTGTTTGGGTATAGCTGGCGTGCAAGGTCGCGGACCTGTTCCGGCGTGATCTTGCTCACCGGTACGGAGCCAAGACGGCCGACGATCGGGATCAGATGCTTTGCCATATCGGGCGATGCCTCGTATTCCATGACAGCAGCGGCGAATGTGTATTCCTTTTCCTCGGCATCCTCGCCGAGGTGGTAGCGCCTTAATTCGAGCGTCGTCCGTGTGCGGATCCACTCTTGCGCGCCTGCTTCTGTAGATGCGCCAGTGCTTTCGCGGATGTAGCCGGTGATAGGGAGGCCGTCGTATTCGACCTTGCCCCGCGCCCACCAGGTTTTGCCGCGGGGGTATGCTTCGAGCGGCACGCGCTTTCCTCCAATATTCGATCAATCTGTTCGGGCAGGATCAGCATCGCTGCGCCGACAATATAGCACTCGTTGAGTTCGCGCGCGCGGGAGCGCAGCGTGCGTTCAGAAAGGATCAGCCCTTTCTCCTTGAACGCTGCGCACCATGCGGCCGGCGATTTGCCGCGGGTCAGAACATCGCTGGTCATGCCTGCCCCCTCCCGAACAGCCCCAGCACCGTCCGCTTCTTCTCGACAGGCTCACCGTCGATCGTAGGACGGCGGATCGGGAAGCCGGGGCGCGGCTCCAGACGGTCGCGGTAGCTCTTGGCGGGGGTCATGCGGCGATACCCAACACACTCGCCGAGCAGATCGCCCCGACGACAGCTAAGCCTACGAGCGCCAGCTTCATCAGGATGTTCGCGACGCCGTTGTTGCTCCAGATAGCTGCGATAAACGCCAGGGCGACGGTCGATGCGAGGATGTAAATCGACACGATACTCATGCTGCTCGCTCCTGCTGAATAGTGGGATCAGACCAGCGCACGTCAAACCGCGCGCCGTACTCGTAGATTGTCTCGATCAGGTCGCTCATCTGCGCCTTTGTCATGGCGCTGGAGCGGAACCCGGTCGGGAATGGCTGGCCGTTCAAGCCGATCTCGAACTGCACCGCATGGCCGCAGGCGTGCATGAACAGCGCCTTCCATACCTCGGGCGTGGCGCTGCGGCCTTCCGGCTTGGAGCGGCTCACGTCCGACAGCATTGCCCACATGCGAGCGTTCTGGTCGATCGTGCGGCGTGCGGCTTGGATGTTGACCACAGCATCGGCCGGCGCGCGGTCGATCAACTGCTTGGCGAAATCACGCTGGCTGGTGCCGCGGAGGATGATGGTTTGGCCGTTCATAGCCCGCGCTCCCGCTGTGCCATCTTGATCTGCTGCTTTCGGGGGCTCGCCTCAATGAACGCGGCAATAAGCGCCTCGACGTTCTTTCCGCGCCAGAACGTCGCCTCGCCGACGCGATGCTGGCGAGCGTGGCAGCCGTCCACACCGCCGCACAAACTGACCGTGCGCCAGTCGTCAGGCTTCTGCCCCATGCCAGCGCCCGAGCCGAGGCGGACATGCGCCACCTCGATCGGAGCCGTCGCCCCACACATGCTGCACGCAAAGCCGCGGACGAATGAGCAATGAGCCTGCGACCGCCAGCGAGTGGCGCGCTTTTGTGGTTTGGCGAGGCGAGCGGGGAGCATCAGGGCCTCCACTCGCGAGCGCCGTCGACCCGGCGATTGCGCAGGCCGGCGCGGCGCATCGTCTCACGCGCCTCCCACAGTGCCTTGAGCGCGGAAAGCCGATACAGCGGGTCGGCTGCGTAAAGCTCGCGACGGCGGATAGCGCGGGGGTGTTGGCTGAGCGTCATGCGTAAGCCCTCACTCGGTCGACCAGCATGGCCAGCTCATCGTTAAAAGCGTCGACTGCATCCGACAGAGTGGCAATGTATTCCTCGTCCCGAGTGACCCGGCACACAAACAGCGGCATCTTAGGCCAGTAGGATACGAAATCGATCCACTCGCGCTCGGCTACCCACAGCGCGCCTTGGCATTGCGCCTTGTGTTCCGGGGGCAGCGTCCCGCGTTCCAGCACCTCGATCTGGAGGTGGGGCAACTTGGTCTTGATCTCGACCATGCCAGCACCGCCGATCAGGCTATCGGGGCTGCACCCCTTTGTGCCGTTGCGAATGAAGCCGATCTGTTCGGGCCGAGTGTCGTGCAGGAAGGCGTAGGCGTCGCGAGCCTCGCTCTCCATGACATGGCCGCGCTCCATGTGCGCGTTGCTGAAGCTATCCATTGGCTCGCCAGTGATGATTTCGCCAGCCAGCTTGCGCATGTAGGTCGAACGCGTCTTGCTGGCCTCAGCGCCCTTGCCCTTAGCGAGGACGGTGGCAAACATGCTGGCCGTGGGGATGCCAGCACGGGCAGCCAGCCATTCAGGCGTGCCCTGCTCACAGGTGACGATCTCCATCACTTTGCGGCCTGTCGACGCTTGGCCTCAACAGCCTTCCACGCCTTGTCAAAGTCGCGGGCAAGAATGTCGGCGACGGCCTCGACCTTCAGGTAGCGACAGAAAGCTGGTTTGTCGGCTGCAAGCTCGTCCAGGGCACTGTTGATCTGGTCGCGCTGCGCTTTGCTGATGCACGCCTCGGGCACGGCGCTGTTGGCGTCGTCATCCTCGCCGGACACCTTGATGTTGAGGATCGACAGCGTGCCATATCGCTTGCCGTAGCTGGTGGACGAGCCAACAGCCTGCACGCTGTTCTTACTGCCACTGCTATCGTGCGGCAGGTCGAACGAAGTTTCCTCCTGATGGCCAGCGATGTGCGACAGGATTGTGGTTACGCGCACCTTACCGTCCGGAGACAGACCGTTGCGGTAGGACAGGTCGAAGCCGTACTCTGTCAGCACTGGCGTGACAGCCTCGTGGATATCCTCGAACCGCGCGAACGGCGTCTCTTGGATCAGCTTGCTGTCTTTGACGATGCGGATGGAGCCCTTCATGGTGATTTCGGGCAATTCAGCCCGCATCGCGACCTTGGCTTCGACAAACGCCTGTTTGGCGGCGCGCTCCTGGACACGCTCTTGCAGCGCGAACAGCCGCTCCATCTTGTCAACATCAATGTTTGGGTCGCGTGCGGCGCGCTCGATCACGGACAGCAGCCCGCCATTGAAGTCCTGAACTTCACCAGCGGCTTCGGTCTTTGTCACAGCGTTCATTACAGACCCTTCCTCGGGAACAGTACGCCGACAGCAGCAACGATACCGTCAGCAATGATGGGGAGAGTGACCCAGAGTGCGCTGGTAAGCAGGCACAGCATGAGGGTTGCGGCGAGAGCTTCGGTCACAGCAGTGCCTCCAGCCCGCGCGGCATGTACCGCGACGATCGGGGCAACACCGTCACGACCCGCGTGCCGGCCAGCAGCAGCTTGCCGCCCTCGCCCATGATGACGGTGCAGCACCGGAACTTCGCCGCGGCCTCAATCGCGCTGGCGTGACCGCGAATTGCCTCGGCGGCTTCCTCGATCGTCAGCTTGGCGTTGACCCGCTCGACATAGCGAAGCGCTGCGTGGTGGGTGACGTGGACGGGGGTCACAGCGCTCGGCTCCGCTGACGGAAAGCAGCGTCGATCGCATCCCTGACCGATACCACCTCGTCCGCCAGCCAGTCGTTGGTCGCGTCGGCGATCTCGATGGCTTCCGGCGTATCGAGAACGTGGTGCGCGGTCACACCCGCCTCCGATAGCGCCTCGTCGCGAACCGCCTCAATCTCGTCGTGCAGGTCCGACAGGTTGCCAGCGTACATGCGCAGCAGCACGTCACGGCTTGCCTGATGCTCGGTGCTGTAGGCGCGATCGTGGGCGTCGTAGATGGCGAGGTATGCGGCGAGCAGCGGGGCGGCGGTATCCGTCCAGCGGCTTGCCTGTTCCAGACGCTGAGCGGCGTCAGGCGCGGTGCGATCCGACAACGCCAACGGGAGGAAGGCAGGCCAGCGGCTGCTATACGCGCTGACTGCCTCGGCTCCGGTGAGGATGATACCCATCTCAGCGGCCCCCGAACATCTGGTACAGCCGGTCGGCGACCTGCTCGTCGGTTGCGGAGAACAGCGCGCTAATGCGGGTGGCGCTGCCGTCAGCGAGGCGGGCGCACTCGACGCGGGTCAGCGGTTGGTTCGGGCCGTTCAGGCCAAAGCGCGCGATCGCCGCCGCCTGTCGCTCTCCGAGCGCATCGACCGTGCGGGCGATGTCGGCGCTGAGCATGGGGGTGTAGGCGTTCATGCCTGCACCTGTGTGCGCAGCGCTGCCAGAAGGATGGGGAGCGCATTGACGGCCTCTACGACCAGCGCGACGTTGGCTTCCCCGACGCTATCCCACGCGCGATGATAGTCTTCGTCGTGATCCTCATCGATCAGCTTTTCGGTAGCGTTCTCACTGGTAAGAAGCGTCGCCCACTTTCCACGAACGTTGGCACCGATCAGGAAATCGTCGTAGCCGGTGCCGTGGTCAGGGCCGGAGCCGTAAGCGCCGTCCTCGTTCCGCTCACTGTCGCTTTCCCACGGTCCAGGTGTCGCTTTGGAGAGAAGCCGTTCGAGCTTGTCTAAAAGCGGCGTCAAGTTGTCAGCGGACGAGATAGCGGCACACGGGCCTTCGTGTCCCGCGCTGCGCATGCAGGTCCAACCGGCAGGCGGCATGCCACAACGCGCGCTCATGCCACCTGCTCCAGCTCAGGCACAACGACCGGCGCGTGACGCTTGGCGTTCAGCTCTTCGATAGCGACAGCGATTTCCGCTGCCGGATTGTCGCCGCCGCGCAGACCGTTGCCGCCGATCTGACCATTGTCCTGCGCGTTGATAGACCAGAAGCAACCGTCGCCGTTGGCTCGCGCGATGCGGGTAAGGGTGATGCTGCTCAAACCGTGTTCGGCGAGCAACGCATCAAGCTGTTCAGTGAGGGCGCTCATGCCGCCATCTCCACCAGCACGAGGTCGTCGTCCTCACGGGCCGGCTCGATCGTCAGCAGCGTCTTGCCGTCGTGAATGCGGGTGAAATGGTGCTGCATCTCGTCGCGCAGCACCTCCGACCAGATCAGCGACTGCTGAGCGGCGGAAGCGGCGCGGTGCAGACCGGCCATCGAGCGGGTGTAGGCACCGGCATTGCCGAGCATCAGGTGCTGGCGGGCGGTCTTGATGCCCTGAGCGTTCGACTTGCTGAGATTGACCATGTCGGCTCCCTGTCGGCGGTGATCGCCGGTATGGGAGCTTTATGTGGGATATTTCACACGGCGTCAATCCATGCCGTGGGATATTTCACATTTATTTTGACGCGCAGGGAAATGCGTCGATCAGGGCCACAACCGTCAAGGCCCCGCCGCCGTAATGACGAACGGCCGGGCGATCGCGCAAAAAGGCCGTCACTACGTCCTTGAGCTGCCCGTTTGTGGCGGTTGGCGGTATGCAGAAAGGAGGGCTGGTTTTTTCGCGCTCAGATATGACCAGCGCGCCCATCAGTACGCCGTCCAAGAAGGCGATGCATTGCAGACCTTCGCTCGCATTTTCGGACGAGCAGGCAGCGAGCAATTGATTACCGTTGGCAAATTCCGCAGCTGATGCAGGCGCAACGGAAGCGGCTACGAACGCTAGCGCCGCGGCATAATGAACAGCACTGGCGCGGCCCATATAACCTCCACGTTCGGCATGTCCGCAGCGTTCAAGGAAAGCAGGGTGTAGCGGCCCGGTTCGCTCCCGGCTGCCAGCTTCTTTAGGTAGGTGCCCCCATCCGCCAAGTGTACCGCGCAGTATGCGCCTATGTACTCGGGCAGCACGCCGTCGTGATCGCGACGGACGTACACGACGTCACCCGGTTCGTATTTCGGAAGCATGGACTCTCCGGAAACCCGGAGGGCCATAAGCGGACCAGGAGCGAGAGGCGGACGCGGCACCGTCTCATACTGTTGATCTTCCGCGAAAAAAGCAACAGCACCACCAGCCCCGATCGTACCCAAAAGTGGTACTGCTGCGGTCCCGCTGATGGCTTCGAAGGGCATGTCGAGGGCTTCAGCGACTTTGTAGAGCGTACCGATGCCGGGGTTGTCCGTGCGCTCAAGAAGATCGCGAACAGCGGTCTGACCTATGCCAGCCTGAAGAGAGAGCTTCCGCTTGCTGAAGCCTTTGCGCTCCATCTCCGCCGCGATCGCGTCGCGGATTGCCTTGATGTCGAACGTGCCAGCCATGCGCGCTATATCCCACACCGCAGGTGCGAAGGACGACTCGCGAAATATCCCACGCGACCCGGCTTGCATGTGGGATATTTCCCACATATAAGATCGTGGCATGAGCACGCTGCTATCGGACATCGAAACCTTCGTACAGGCTCATGGCCTCAGCGAGTGGAAGTTTGGTGAGCTGGCGCTGTCGGATCGACATTTCGTCCGTCAGGTCCGCGAGCAAGATCGTGAACCCCGCCGCCGAACTGTCGCTAAAGTGCGCAGCTTCATGGCCACTTATCGCCCCGACCAGAGCGGGGTGAGGGCATGATTATCGCCACCGCCCTCGGCGGCGCTGCATGCTTCGCGGCGATCGTCCTCGTCTGCGCCAGTGCCGCCGGCCGTGAAGAATGGTCCGACGTCGATATCCTCGATGCCGAGCTTCTTCGCAGCTTCGACCAGCATCAGCACGCGAGCGAGGTGCAGCCTGACTGGCTTCGGGGCGTCTCGGTAGGCGCTGAAATCAATAACATCGATCATTCGACCTTAGTCTAACAAAATCGGAGCAGGATCATGTACGACACTGCCAAGATTATGCGCGACCGCCAGCGGGTCATCCGTCGAGAGATGGATCGCCGCGGCATCAGCCTGAAGGCTGTCTCGTTCGACAGCGGCATCGGTTATTCAACCATCGTCTCCTACTTCTCAAACGAGAGGGATAAGGAGCCCTCGGCGATCGGAATGCCGGCGGTGTTCATGCTGGCGGCGAGCAACGCCCTTCCGCTCGATCTGCTTTCGATGCTGCTCCCTGAGGGGTTGCAGATGGTTCGCGTCCCGGAGGGCGTCGACCACGACGAGTTCGAAACGATCGCCCGCGATTACCTCGCCGCCAAGGGCAAGGCGCATCATCCTGACAGTCCCGGCGGGCGTGAGATCGCCGACTGCGAACGTGACCTGCTGGATAGCAAGGTCGTTGCGCTGAGGGCGGCATGAACCTGCTCCGCGCCATCCTCGGCGGCAAGCCCGTCCGTCGTGACCCGCACGGCATCCTGACCGCCATGGTCGAAGCCAAGCGCAACAGCCCTGAGATCGCAGCTTATCGCAAGAACCGGGCCGCGCAGATTCAGCGTCGGGGAGAGCCGGCATGAAGGCCCCTCCCAAAAGCCTGCTGACGTCGCTCGTCACCGAGATGGACGGCAACAAGGCTCACGCCGCCCTGATCGGCATGGGTTACGAGATCACGCAATCGCGGTGCCGGCAAGCGCGGGCGCAGGTGGTCAGGAGCAATCCCCGCTTTGCTGCATCGCGCTTTCGCGGCGCCGTCGCCGATCCCTCCCTCACCGCTGCCAAAGCCAGTGCCAAGCTGGAGGAGGCGATGTGCGCGCTCTACGCCAAGACCGCCAAGCAGCGCGGATGCAAGCTCGAAACAGCGGCGATCCTGCTCAACTATTCGCCGGCTCAAATTGCCAAGATGCGGAGGGCTGCGTGAGCCACATCATCTTGGAAACGCCCGTGCACCTTCGGCCTTTCATCCAGAACGATCGCGTCATTGTTTTGGGCTTTCACCCCGTCATCAGCATCCCTTCAGGAGACAAGAAATGACCGATACTGAAACTCGCGGAGAAGGCATGGGTGGTGGTCGCATTGCGGAAGACGAGCTGCGGCTTCTGATCGAGCGCGCGGAGCGTTTGGAGGAAGAGAAGAAGGGCATCGCAGACGACATCAAGGATGTCATGAGCGAGGCGAAAAGCCGGGGCTATGATGCCAAGGCGATCCGGAAGATCCTCGCGATCCGCAAGAAGAAGCGCGAGGAGTACCAAGAGGAGCAATCCATTCTGGAGGTCTACATGCAGGCCCTTGGGATGCTCTGATCGGTGCTACGCGTCGACCTCCCATGGCCTTCGTCCAAGCTGCTGCCTAACGCGCGGTCGCCTGGCGCGTGGCGCATAAAGCAGACAGCCGCCGCTGCCTACAAGGCAGACTGCGCGATTGTCTGTCGTGCGTCAGCCGTGGGCCGGGTCGACGGCGAGCGCGCCCACCTAACTCTTCGCTTCTGCCCGCCTGACCGCCGACGCCGCGACCTCGACAACATGTTCGCCAGCTTCAAGCACGGCATTGATGCCGTCGCTGAGGCCATCGGAATTGATGACTACGGCTTTGCCTACACGATCGCTCGTGGCGAGCCGGTCAAGGGCGGGCGTGTTGAGGTCACCATCACCCCTGACCATGCGGAGACGGCACTGTGACCGCCCCCCTGACCGGCTTTGACCTTTGCCGCGCAGCGATGAATGTCGCTGGTATCACCGCGCCCGAGCAGAGCGTCCTGACCACGCTCGCCATCATGGCGAATGACAAAGCGCAATGCTGGCCAGGGATCAACGGCACGGCCGGACTGACTGGCAAGACCAAGCTGTCGGAGCGGACGGTGCAGCGCGCCGTGCAGTCGCTCCGTGATGCAGGGCATATCACCTGCGAAGAAATTAGCGGGAAAGGCCGGATTTATACCGTGCACCCCCGTCACAGTGACACCCCTCCCGTCACGGTGACGCCCCGTCAGGCTGACACCCCCGTCACTGTGACGCCTACCCCCGTCACAGTGGCACCCAAACAGCCAGTATCCACCACTTCTACGAAGGCTACGCCTTCTCCGAAGAAGCGCGCGGCTTCGCCCGCTTTCGTTCCGCCAAGCGACATCCCGGAAGCGGAATGGGAGGGTTACGAGGAAATGCGGCGCCGGATCGGCAAGCCCATGACCCCGAAAGCCCGCGACCTCGCGATCAAGAAGTTGCGCGAGTTTGCCGAGAGCGGGTTCCCCCCGGGCGAGGTGCTGAACAACTCGATTTTCAACTCATGGCAGGGCCTCTTCGCCCCGAAGGATCTCCGAAATGACCCAGTTCAGCGCAATCGTGGAACGGCTCCGCAATCCCGAGACGGTTTCCTCAACGCCCTCAACGAAATGTCCGGATATTCGGCTGCCGACTACCGACACTGAGTGCAACGCGCTCCGCGAGTGGGCGCAGAACACCCCGGTGCAGCCGCGCCCGGCCGCATCGCAGGAGCAACTTGCCAAGCACCTGTCGTTCATGGCCGCGGCGCTCCCGTCGAAGAACGTGGACGACCTGACCGGCAAGATGCGAACCGCGGTCTATGCCAACCTGCTGGGCAGCTACTGCAACGAGGCGCTGGCCTTCATGGCCCGCAAGGCGTGCATGACGCTCGACTGGTTCCCAACGCCGCGCCAGTGCCTTGACCTGATCGCCGAGTATCGCCCCCCGATCAGCGCACAAGAAACGGCGCTGCGACTGTGCCAGGATTACACCGGCAATCAGTTCGACCGATGGCTCGCGAACCTCGCTGATGGCCAGCCGATCGGCGACGTTCCCGAACACTGGCTGCGGATCGCCGTGGAGCGCGGCCATATGCGCCGGTTAGAGAGCGGAGCCTTCGTCAGCCGGGCGCTCTATCAGGGACCCTACAAGCCTTACGTCGCGCAGGCCGATCGTGGCGACGCGGCATGAGAACCCCGTTCGCGCACCAGCCCGCTGGCCAGAAGACACCCTTGTCGGCGTCGAGTTCCGCAACGGCACCACAGGCCAATACCTCGCCAAGCAGCTTCGATGGAAGCCTTGGGACTGGTGCGCTGAGCATCCCGGCGATGTTGTCAGATTTTGGAGGGCGTGAGTGATGGGATACATAGGCTTAGCCGTATTTGCGGCGTTCTTCAGCTTCTTATGCTTGATGATTGTGCGCAACCACTGGGTTTACCAAGTGCGCACCGCGATCCTCTATGCGGACTTTGCAGCGTATCTGTCGCTGCCTGACTACGATGTCATGGTGCGTCGTTTCTGGGTTTGGGATGCGGCCAAGTTCCTCAACTGGCCCGAAACGCAAGAGATGAAAGAGGCTCGCCACCGCGAGAAGAAGGCTCAGCTCGGGCGGCGTATTCTTAGCAAGCGGGAGGCAGCATGACCCAGCCAATCCACCCGATGCTGGAGCGTGTGGCGCGGGCGATGTGGGAGCGAACCGCACGCGATTTCCCTGATAACGGCGCGTGGGAAGTCCAAGACGGCTACCTGCGTGATTTGTGGTTGGAGAAAGCCCGCGTCGCAATCCAAGCGCTGATAGAGCCGGATGAGGGGATGGTGGAAGCGGCAGCTGAAGCTTGGCCAGAAGGTAGCAATGGGCTTGTAGTACTGGGCGACCTGATCCGAGATATGCACAAAGCCATGCTCATCCCTCTCATAGGAGAAGGAGAGTGAGCCGTAACCTTCCTGCATGGTTGCTATCGGCTGCTGGTGGATCGCTCGCGGTCGAGCATCTGATTGCCGGCGTCCTCCTGATCGCCGCTTCGCTGTCGTGGACGTGGCTCAATGCTGGTGGCGTGGCTGCATGCAATCCCAACTATCCACGTGGGCGCGTATCGCACCAGCCAGCGCCCGGTGTCTACGATCCCATCCAACACGCACGCAACCTAGGGGAGTTGTAATGGCAGCGCGTGTCTCTCGCATGAGCCAGGTAGTCGACTTCTGCCAGCGTGTTGTCGCTCAGCAAGGCCGCGCGCCTAGTTATTCCATGATCCGGCATGAGCTAGGTATCGAGCATGACGGGACGGTGCGCCGCTACGTGAAGCAAGCCGAGGCGGCTGGGCTCCTGACGCTCGGCGAGTACCGCGGCGGGCGGGGCTCCGGGAACACGCCACGCATCCGCTTCGGCCTGCCCAGCGAGGCGGACACGACGAAGATCAAGATGGGACGAGACTTGTGATCGAGAGCCGTTTTGGACCCGAGGTGCGAGAGGAAATCCTTGAGCGCTTAGAAGACGGGGACAGTCTGCGCACAATCTCCGGTGATGAGCGAATGCCTGATCGTCGCACCGTGGAGAGATGGGCGAACGATGACCCTGAGTTTGCCGCCGCTATCGCGCGCGCACGCGAGGTAGGGTTCGATGCTCGGGCTGATCGTGCCGTCGAGGCAGCCAAAGAGGCTACTGACCCGCAGCGGGGGCGCTTGGCCTTCGACGCTGAGCGTTGGTATCTGTCGAAGCTGCACCCCAAACGCTATGGCGATAAGGTCGATCTGACGTCCGGCAACCAGCCTATCCAGCAGCTATCCGACGACATGCTGGATGCCCGCATCGCTTCCAAGCTGAAGGCGCTGGGGTGATCGCGGATAAGCTCGAATTGCTGGCGTTGCTCGAAGAGAAGGAACGCCGCCAAGCTGGTCGCCGGCTATGGACTTATTACCCTGATGAAGGCCCGTTGCGCCGCGAGCTGTACGGAAAGCATATGCAGTTTTTCGCGGCTGGCCTCCAGCACCGTGAGCGCGCTGCGGTCGCTGCCAACCGCGTCGGCAAGAGCGAGGGTATCGGAGCCTACGAGGTCACCTTGCACCTGACGGGGCTGTATCCCGACTGGTGGCCAGGCTATCGCTTTGACCACCCGACCAACTGGCTGTGCGGCGGCGACACCTCTACCACGACACGCGACGTGCCTTGTCGGAAGCTGTTCGGCCCGGTGGAGGATCGCGGCACCGGCATGATCCCGCGCGACACGATCCTCGGCATGACGACGGCATCGGGTGTGCCGGGGCTGATCGACATTGGCACCGTTCGACACGTCAGCGGCGGCAACAGCGTGTGCCAGTTTCGTAGCTACGATCAGGGCCGCGCCAAGTGGCAGGGCACCGAGCGCGACGGCATCTGGCTGGACGAGGAGCCGCCAATGGACATTTACACCGAGGCGCTGATCCGCACGATGACGACGCGCGGCATGGTGATCGCCACCTTCACACCGCTGTCTGGCCTGACCGACGTTGCGCTGTCGTTTCTGCCTAATCTGGCACCTGTCGCGTGAGCAAGTGGTCCATCCAGATCGATTGGGACGACGTGCCCCATCTCTCGGCGAACGACAAAGCCGAGTTGATGGCGTCGATCCCCCCACACCAGCGCGATGCGCGATCCAAGGGCATACCGGCGCTGGGCTCAGGGGTGATCTACCCGGTGAGCGAAGACGACTGGATCGTTGAGCCGTTCCAGATCCCGGCATACTGGCCACGAGCCTATGCGCTTGACGTCGGATGGAACCGCACGGCTGTCATTTGGGGCGCTTGGGACCGCGAGACAGATACGATCTACGAGTACGACGAATACTACGTCGGCGAGGCCCCTCCGCAGGTCCACGCCGAGGCGATCCGCGCACGGGGCGACTGGATCCCAGGGGTAATCGATCCTGCCTCGCGGGGCCGCAGTCAGGTCGACGGGCGGGCGTTACGGGACGAGTACGCGACGATGGGGCTCGACCTGCATCTCGCCAATAATGAGGTCGAGGCCGGCATCTTCGCGGTCTATCGTCGCTTACAGTCTCGCCGGCTCCGCGCGTTCTCCACGCTTCAAAACCTGCGATCGGAGCGCCGACTATATCGCCGAGACGAGAAGGGTAAGATCGTCAAAGAGCGCGATCACCTCATGGACGCTGAGCGCTATCTGGTGATGTCCGGCATGGGTCGTGCAATGACAAAGCCGGTGGAGCGGTATGACGATGAGCGGGCTCGTCCGTCTGATCGCTACGAAACCACTGGGTACTAACGCCTAGTATTATCCCCGCCGAACCTGCCTAATGTCCGAACCCGTCCATTCAGGAGACGGGTTCATGACGACCGAGAAGAAGCCTGAGGCGAAGGCTCCGACGCAGGGCGATCGTATCGACGCGCTCGAAGCTGACGTGGCTGCGATCAAGGAAGCGCTGGCCACTGGCGACAGTACGCTGATCGCTGGCACTTTCACTGCCAAGCCGAAAAAGGCTGACGAAGCCAAGGGCGACGAGTGATCGCCTGATGGCGACGCTCCCCCAAGACGCGCTGATGATCGAACCGGACGCTTTCGCAGGCGAGCCGGTCGATGTCGTTTTGGGGGAGCCGCCTGCGATCGAAAAGCTGCTCTCGCTGGCCAACAGTGTAGGCGACATCTCCGCGGCGTGGAGTGAAGGTGATCTGTCCCGGCTGGGAGCGGACGTGGTTGCCGACTACACGAAGGATGATGCCGACCGCGCTGACTGGAAGCGAGTGGTCGAGAAGGCGCAGCGGTCGGCGGCGCAGGAAGCCAAGGGGCAGAAGGACTATCCCTGGAACCGGGCGTCCAACGTTCACTACCCGTTGCTGACGGTGGCCGCGACCCAGTTCAACGCTCGCGCCTATCCCGCGATCGTGAAGGGCGACGAGGCAGTCAGCGTTAAGGTCGTCGGTGCCGACAAGGGCCGGCCGGTGATGATCCAGACGCCGCAAGGTATGATCCCTTTGCCGATGATGGGGCCGCAGGGTCCGATCATGGGGCCGGACGGACAGCCGCAGATGGTGTGGGCTGTGCCGCCGGGCGCGAAGGCCGCTCGGGCTCAGCGCGTGCGCGACTACCTCAACACCGTCCTGTTCTACCGCATGGAAGATTGGGAGAGCGACACAGACGCACTGTTGCTTCAGCTTCCGATCGACGGCTGCGCTTTCCGCAAGGTCTGGTACGATGTGGCCAAGCAGGAGCAGCGTGCCGCGCTCGTCTCCGCCCTGCGCATCATCGTGCCTTCGGGCGCGCGGTCCTGCGATACGACGCCGCGGCTCACCGAAGAAGTGCCGGACGTCTTCCCATATCAGATCCAAGAGCGGATGCGGCTAGGCGAATACCGCACCACTGAATTGCTGCCTGAGGGTGATGACGACCAATCGCCCCGTCTGCTCTTGGAACAACACCGCTTGATCGACGTGGATGGTGACGGCATCCAAGAGCCGTACATCGTCACGGTTGACCACTCGACAGCGAAGGTGCTGCGCATCGAGGCGAATTACAGCCCGCGCGATGTCGCCATGAACGACAACGGCGACGTGCTGTCGATCAAGCGCCAACAGTTCTACATCAAGTATAGCTTCTTCCCGCATCCACAGGGCAAGTTCTACGACATCGGGCTCGGGCATCTGCTTGAGCAAATCGGCGATGTCGTCAACACGTCGATCAACCAGCTCATTGACGCGGGTCATGCTCAGGTAGCGGGGGGCGGGTTTATCGCTTCCGGCATCCGGTTGCAGGGTCAGGGCCGCACGTCGTCGCTGCGCTTCGCGCCGGGCGAGTACAAGACCGTCAACGGCGCGACCGGTGACCAGCTGCGAAACGGCATTTACGAGCGCACCTTCCCCGGCCCTTCGCAGGTGATGGTGTCCATTCTCGACATGATGCTGTCGGCGGCTCGCGACATCTCCAGCGTGAAGGATGTCATCACCGGTGAAGCATCGAACAACGGGCAGGTCGGCACCACGCTGGCGTTGATCGAGCAGGGATTGCAGGTCTTCACCGCGATCTACAAGCGCATCTATCGCTCGCTGCGTGAGGAGTTTGCTCTCCTCTACTCGAATATCTCGCGCTTCGGCGGCGAGAAGGCTGCGGCTGATTACCTTGAGGTGCTTGACGATCAGTCGGCCGACTTCGAGGCGGATTTCAACGCGTCCGATTTCGACATTCGGCCCGTGTCTGACCCCACCAGCGTGACGCGGATGCAGAAGCTGGCGCGTGCGCAGTTCGTTATGTCCGTGGCGGCAAACAACCCGCTCTACGACCAGCGCAAGGTTCACCAGCGCGTGCTTGAGGCGGCTGATGTCGAGGATGCGGACGAGCTGTTCGCGCCGCCCCCGCAGCCTGACCCGATGGCCGCGGCTGGCGCCCAGGCCGAGCTGGCCAAGACTGCATCCGAAACCGAGCGCAACAGCGCTTCGGCCCAGAAGGACCAAGCGCAGGCCATCCGCACAGCCGCGGAAGCCGGCATGATGATGGGAGGCGCCGTTGACCCCCTCGCAGGAGGAGTTCCAGGCATGGAGAACGGACCCGGTGACGCGCTGGGTTATGGGAGCGATGGCCTCCTTCGCCGGCTTGCAGCGTGATGAGTGGATCACGCGCACCTTCGACAACGGAGAGCCGCCTGACCCGGTTTTGCTCTCGGAGCTTCGCACTCGCGCGGATGCGTACCGCGCCATCCCCGACACAACCTACGAAGATTGGATGAGCGCTCATGGGAACGATCCCCAGCCTGAATGACTGCAACCCCGGCCTGCGTCCGGTCGAATACTACGTGCTGATCGCCCCTGAGGCGACCGAGGAGCGCACGGCCGGCGGCATCTACATCCCGCAGGCCAAGCGCGAAACGGATGAGGTCGCGACGCAGCGCGGGCGGATCGTGGCGCAGTCGCCGCTGGCGTGGACGTTCGCCGAGGGTGACGATCATCGCGGCAAGCCGGGCGATGTGGTGCTGTTCGGCCGCTATGCCGGCTCGTTGATCGAGGGTGCCGATGGCAAAACCTACCGGCTGTGCCGCGACAAGGACGTGGCGGCGATCTTCCATGGAGAGGCGGCATGAAGTGCTACCTGCTGGCGGCGCTTGCCGTATTCTGTCTCGCCGCTCCCGTGTCGGCACAAACTCTGTCGAAGACCCGCGCGACGACCGCCGTGTCGGCTGGCTTCGTACTCCGCGCTGGCACGAGTAACCTCGCCGGCCTGAGCATCACCACTGGTGCATCGGCTGGCTATGTGATGTTGTTCGATGCCACGACGGTGCCGGCTGATGGTGCTGTTACCCCGGCTCGATGCCTCCCGATCGCGGCCAATACCGGGCTGGATCTGAACTTCCGCGGGTCACCGCTCCGGTTCGATAATGGCGTGGTGGTCGTGTTCTCGTCCACTGGCTGTTTCACGAAGACGGCAAGCGCGACGGCATACCTCGCGGGCGATATCCAATGATCGCCGCGCTGCTTCTCGCGCAAGTCGTGACGCCGCTTAACCCAGTTGGTGTCGATACGACGAACCTCGCCACCAAGCTGGAGGTCCAAACGGCCGCGCAGAAGGCGCAACAAGCCGCTGACGCTGCTGCGGCGGCATGCCAGCCTAGCGCCACGATCCCGCCCATGGAGACGGTCGGGGGCGCTGCGGGCAGCGGCGACGCGTGTCGGCTCGCGAACGCCGTGCAGCCGCGCATCAGCCGCACAGTGCAGGGTGTCACTGCAACGGGCGGCACTGGCGCTGTGGCGTGGCCTGCGATGCCCAGTCCGCCGCGCCTGACCGTGACGCCCTATGTCACGTCGACAAGCGCCGCGAGTGCGCCGCTGTGCTTCCCTGTTGCTGGTACGGTTACCGTCACCGGTGCCACGATCAAGTGCTTCACGACGCAGAGCGTCACCGTCTCAATCCTTGGCGCTGTCGTCGCGCCCATCACCACCGCAGCAGCCGGCGTCACGTTCGACGTTCTGGCTCTGCCTGCTTCGTAGGGGAGTTAGATCATGGGCGTTACCAACTTCGATGCCGTGGAATTCAATAGCGCTGGGCCGAAGACCTCCAACGCTGTGGCAGCCAACCTCGGCGTCAACATCATCAACCTGAAGCCGTCGAACACGCTTCGCATCCGTGCTGCGATGGCCAACCCGAGCCGCAACGCCCTTGTGGCGTGCATCGGCCCTTCGACCGTAGCAGGACAGTCGACCGGCGGTGGGGCGACGCAGGCAGTCAACTCGTGGCCGATGCAGCTTGCCCGCATGTTGCAGGCACAGGGCATACCGGCTGGAGCCAACAACTTCTTCGGCGACAAGGTAGGTTACGGCGGCGCGCAGACGGGCGCCGCCATCGCAGCGGCTGACGGGCGGCTGGTGTTCACGGGCAGCGCAGCGCCGACGAGTTTCGCAACGGTCGGCGGCAACGGCTTCGCTGTCGGGGCCGGTTCCGCAGGCACGATCGTATTCACACCGCAGGGACCGGTCACCAAGTTCGATATCTGGTGGCGTGATGGGGCAGCTGGCAATACATTCTCGTATGCGGTGGATGGAGGTGCAGCCACGAACCTCGCCACCAGCGGCACGATCCAAGTCGCCAAGACGACTGTCAGCGCAGGTGCTTCTGGAACGCATGCACTCACTCTCTCTTGGGTGGCAGGAACGCCTCGTTTGGTCGGCGTCACGGCCTATGATGATGCAGGCAATCGCCGCGAAATCAGCTTGCTCAATTGGGGAGCCAGCGGGCAGCGCTCGGCACAGTTCCTCAACGACACGGACGCCAACGCCTCGACGCTGAAGGCTTGGACAGCAATCGCACCGGATCTCTCAATCCTCGGTGACTGGGCGATCAACGACTGGCGTCAGTCGACCGACATCGGCGTATTCCAGGCAAACCTTGCGGCCGGTATCGCGCAGGGCAAGCTGTCGGGCGACGTGATCGTAGCGACACCCATCTACGACAGCGTGACGAGCGGCGCTACGCCGCAACAGGACGCCTACGCCGCGGCAACGATCGCAACAGCGCTCGCGGCTGACGTTCCGGTGCTTGACGTTCGCGCATCGTGGGTTTCGTTCGCGGCATCGAGCGCTGCGGGCATGGTCAGCGATACCGTTCACCCGACCGCGCTCGGCTATGGTCTGGAGGCCGCTTCCTACGCTGAGCTGTTCCGCCGCTTGCGAGGCATTTGATGTCCGGTCAACTGCCTCGCGGACGACCTAATATCAGGTCGGTATCAGCCACATCCTCGGCGAGTTCATGCTCGATGATGCGACATATCGCGAGCAGCGGGGCGCGTAGTTCATCTACCGACGTGGCGGCTTCGATCTGGCCTTTGGCGACGCGAATGTCGCGTAGCTGTTCCCGTGGCACGTACACCCAATCTCTCCCTGTTGCAGCCGTGTCCGCGGCTGTCGCTCTCAGCTATAATCAGGAAGTCGAGAGATGCGTATTCTGATTAGCACCATATTGGCAGTGGTCGCATCTTTCATCGCGGCGCCAGTGTCGGCCCAGACGCCGACGCTGAAGCGCGACGCCCCGCCGGTGGCGTCGGCCCTGGGCGAGCCTGTGGCGAAGAGCTGGCCGGTCTGGCGTGAGCAGTATCTGCGCGCGCTAGGCAAGATCACGAAGCCGGTCGGCGACATCGAGGTGCCCGAGCTGGGCGTCGACTTCACGAAGGTGCCCGCGATCGTCCCAACGAAGGAGGATGTCGCCTCGCTGATCGGCTGGACGCAGGATTATACCGGCGGGCAGAAGGGGGCGATCGCGCCGACCGGCCGCCCGGATACCGTCGGCGCGTTCCGGTTCGTCTGCAACCCCGGGCCCGTCAGCTACGACGACCCGCTCGTCTATCCGAAGCAGCCGGGCAAGAGCCACCTGCACCAGTGGTTCGGCAACACCGCGGCGAACGCGAACAGCACCTACGACAGCCTGCGCAAGACCGGCGACAGCACCTGCGTCAACGTCTTGAACCGCTCGGCATACTGGATGCCGGCGATGCTCGACGGCAAGGGCCACGTCGTCCGGCCGGACTTCATCAACGTCTATTACAAGCGGCTGCCAGCGGACGCCGCCGAGTGCCAGCGTCAGGGCAAGGCGTGCGTCGCGCTGCCCCGCGGCCTGCGCTTCATCTTCGGCCACGACGCGATGACCGGCAAGCCCGCGACCGGGGGCGGCTACTTCAACTGCGACGGCCCCACCGCGAAGCCCGGTCATTACGAGACGATCACCGAGGCTGCGGCCAACTGCCCCGCGGGCAACCGGCTGGGCGGGATCATTGTCGCCCCGCCGTGCTGGGACGGCGTGCGGCTCGACAGCCCGAACCACCGCGACCACATCGCCGACGCCGGCTACGGGTCGTGGGGCTACCTAAAGTGCCCGGCGACGCACCCGTACGTCATTCCTTCGTTCACGATGGGCGCATGGTACACCGTGGACGAAGCGCGCGCGGACAGCTGGTATCTGTCATCGGACGAGATGCCCGGGATGCCCCGCATGCCCGCGGGCTCGACGATCCACGCCGACTGGTTCGGCGCGTGGGACGACGACGTGATGGCGATGTGGATCGCGAACTGTATCGACAAGCTGCTCTCGTGCAGCTCTGGTGACCTCGGCAATGGGCGCCAGATGAAGGAAGTGAGCCGGGTGACGTGGAAGGCCGAACCGCGGCTTGTCCCTGTCCCAGCTCGCCCGTAGCATTTGCCTAGTATTTAGGCATACCGGCTTGATCCATCACCTTCTGCGATGATGCAGGAGGTCCGATGACCGAGTTCGTGGAAGGCCAGCAGCAAGCTGAAGAAACTGCGCAGATCGGCGCAGAGCAGCAGCCGGGTGCTGAAGGCGGCGCAGAGCCGCAGTCGCAAGCAGATCCTTTCGAAGATGTAGCCCGCGAACACGGCTGGACGCCAAAGGAAGAATGGCGCGGCAAGCCGGATGATTGGCGCGACCCGCGCGAATTCGTCGCCTACGGCATGAAGCGCAGCCGCGAGAGCGCTGACGAGATGAAGTCTTTGCGTTCCGAGGTAAAAAGCATCGGGCGCGTTGCCGAGGTGATCCAGCGCCGCGCCGTTGAGGATGCCCGCCGCGAGGTAGAGCAGCGCTTTGCCGATGCGGTCGAGCAGAAGGACCATGAGGGCGCCCGCGCCGCTCGCGAGGAACTGACGCGCATTGATCGCGAGGCCTCCGCGCCGGCTCAGGATGAGGTGCAGTCCTTCATTGCTCGCAACTCATGGTTCAACCAGAACCGCGGCGCCACTCTGATCGCGCAGGGCGTCACCGCCCAGCTCGCGCAGCAGGGCGTCAGCGTCAGCGAGCAGCTACGCGCGGCCGAAGAAGCTGTCCGCGCCGAGATGCCGCACCTTTTCGGGCAGGGGCAAGCTCCTGCCAAGCAGCCGGCCAGTGTGTCGGCGCCGCAGACCCGCGCTGCTCAGCCGAGCGCGCGTGCCAAGGGCTTCGCTGATCTCCCGGCGAATGCCCAAGCCGCAGGACGGGATTTCGTCAAGCGCGGTATGGTCAAGACCTTGGAGGATTACTCCAAGCTCTACTTCGAGGAGAACGCATAATGGCTCAGGCCCCGCGGGATCGCGTCACCGAGGAAGCCGTACAGCGCCGCCGTCGCATGGATGGCACGCTTGACCAGTCGATGGACATGAAGCTTGCCGTTCCGCCCGCGATCGAGGCGCAGCATGGCCAGTCTCACCGCCTTCGCTGGTTCAACGACGTTGGCCCTCGGCTTTACAACGCCACCGAGCGCGACGACTGGGACAAGGTGCCCGGCGTCGACCCGCGGCCTGTCGGCACCAATGAGCATGGTAAGCCGATCATGGCGCACCTCCTGATGAAGCCACGCCAGTTCGATGAAGACGATCAGGCGCGCAAGGATGTGCAGCGGCGAGAACTCGAACAGGCGGCGCTTCACGGCGCATCCACCGACCCGGAAGGCCGGGACGCGACCGACGCTGACAAGCGTTTCGCTGACGCAGGCAACCGGCTCACCGCTTCGACCTATTCTCCGTAAGGAACCGCAGTCATGCCGAACGCCAATGCTCCGTTCGGGCTCATGCCCGTTCGCGACGGCGCCAGCGCACCCTACAACGACGGGACCGACCCGTACGCGCTGCTCGCCGCCGACAACACCGCCGTCTACCGGGGCGACCCGGTGGTCATCTCTGGCACCGCCGATGCCGTTGGCGTCTCTAGTGTCGTTCTCGCTAGTGCGGGTGCGGGTAACCGCGTCACCGGTGTCGTGGTGGGCTTTACGCCGAACCCCGGCATTGTCGCTGCGGGCTATCGCCTTGGCGGCAACGAGGTGCACGCGCTAGTCGAGCACAACCCTGACGCCGAATATGAGATCATGTGCAGCGGCAATCTCGCCGCGACTGATATCGGCGCCAACGCCAACCTGATCGCTGGCACGGGCGGCAACGCCTACAACATGTCGGGGTGGATGCTGGACAGTTCGTCCATCGCCACGACCGCCACGCTCCAGCTTCGCATCGTCGGCCTCGCGCGCCGACCGGACAACGAGTTCGGTCAGTACGCCATTGCCCGCGTCCGTATCAACCAGACCAGCGAAACCGGCGCGGCCGGCTCGACCGGCGTCTAAGGGAGGGCTGAGACATGCTTATCACCCGCGCAACCCACCCCTCCACGCTGTGGCCGGGCATCAAGAGCTTCTTCGGCCTCACCTATGAGGAGTGGGAGCCGCTCTACAACCAGATCTTCACCGAAGAGACGAGCGACAAGGCTTACGAGGAGGTATCCGAGCAGACCGGCTTTGGCCCGGCCCGGGTCAAGTCCGAAGGGCAGTCGATCGTCTATGACGTGGACGGCGAAGGGCGCAAGCAGCGCTTCACCAACGTCACTTACGGACTGGGCTACATGGTCAGCCGCGAAGAGATCGAGGACGACCAGTACACCTACGTGTCGCGCAATCGTTCGAAGGCGCTCGCCTTCTCGATGCGTTCCTCGAAGGAGATGGTCCATGCCAACATCCTCAACCGGGCTTTCAACAACCAGTATGTTGGCGCTGACGGTCAGCCGCTCATCTCCGACAGCCACCCAACCCGCGGTGGGCTTCAGTCGAACAAGGTGGCGGACGCCGATCTGTCGGAGTCGTCGCTGGAAGACGCCTTCAAGCTCATGTGGTCGGCGAAGAACGCTCGCGGTCTTCCGATCGTGCTGCGTGGCGTCAAGCTGGTCATCCATCCCAGCGAGCTGTTCAACGCCGAGCGCATTCTCAAGTCGACCATGCGCGTCGGCACCGCGAACAACGACACGAACGCGATCCGTTCGATGGGTCTGGCGCCGCAAGTGGTTGCCAATCCCTACCTGACGGACCTTGACGCCTGGTTCCTGCGGACCAACGTCGATGGCCTCACGACGTACAAGCGCCGTGCGGTCGAATTCCAGAAGGCCGACGATTTCGACACCGAGAACGTCAAGGCGAAGGCCACCGAGCGCTACAGCGCCGGCTGGTCGGACTTCCGCGCCATCTACGGCTCGCAGGGCACCTAAAGCCCAGGGGAAGGCCCGGCGCCCTCATAGGCCGGGCATCAGTTTTCAGGAGGCGGTATGGCTCGGGGAATTTGCGACCGCTGCGGCTTTGAATACGACCTCGCCGACCTTCGCAAGGAGTGGACAGGCTTGATGGTCTGCGATGCCGACTGGGACAAGCGCCCCGCCGAGATGCGCCCGCCCAACCTTCGCGCAGAAGGCGTCCCGTTACGCAACGCGCGTCCCGAACCCGCGCCCATCTTTGTCGATCCCGACGTGCCGTTCGATCAGGACAGCTTGTAATGGTCACCAGCTTCACGATGACGGCTCGCGACATGGTAACGCAAGCCATGCGCGAGATTGGCGTAATCGCCTCGGGCGAGCAGCCGACCGCAGACGAAATCTCTGATGGCATCGTGCGGCTCAATTCGATGCTGAAGGCCTGGGCAGCAAAGGGGTTGAACCTATGGCGCGATACCGCGTCGACAATTGACTTTGCCGCGGGTGTTTCGTCAGCGATCCTACCCGGCGCGCTGTCGGTCGGGAGCGCGCGGCTGGTGCAGGACGGGTACGAGCGTATCCTCCAGCTATGGCAGGCTGATCAGTTCGCCGTGCTGCCTACCAAGGATCAGCGCGGAACGCCTATCATTTATATCCTGCGTCAAGACGTGACCGGCATCGTGATGCAGCTATGGCCGGTGCCGGATCAGGCTGTCACGGTAGCATACGACTATGGCCGCATCACTGGCGACGTGATCCAGCCCAGCGATCCGGTCGACGTACCGCAGATGTTTCAGGAGGCGGTGTGGAAGAACCTAGCCGTGAAACTGGCGCCGACGTTCGGCAAGGTGCGCGCTGACCCGCAAACTGTACAGGTTGTCGCCGCTGACGCTGCACAGCTGGAACGCGACATGCTCGATTGGGACCGTCCGGCCTCGTATCAGCTTGGCCCCGATCTGGATCAGTACCCGTGACCTCGCTCGCTTACGGACGCGCAACGTACCGTCGTCAGGCTGCGGGACTGCCCGAGCTTCGGCTTGTCAACATGTACGTCGAGAGCGCTGCCACGTCGCAAGACGGCATCGTTTTGCTCAATCGGCCTGGCTTGCGCCAAGATCAGACCAAAGGCAGCGGCCCAATTCGCGGTCTATTTTACCAAGATGGTACGCTGTCCAATACGCTGTTCGCGATAAGTGGCGACCGGTTGATCGGGAGTATGGATCTTGGAGCGGTCAACGGCACAGGTCCGGTCAGCTTCGCTGCATCGGCGACCGAAATTGTCGTCACGGCCGGCGCCAGTATGCTGCGCGCCAGTGAAACAACAGCTGTGCCGGTGACATTCCCGGATGGTGCGAGCGTAACATCTGTCGCTTACCTTGGCGGCTTCTTCATCGCGTTGCGGGCCGGTTCGCAACGGTTCTACTGGTCCAAGTTACGTGACGCCACGTCGTGGGACGCGCTTGACTATGCGTCTGCGGAAAGCTCCCCCGACCCGCTGCTTGACGTAGCGGTAACCGGGGACGTCATGTGGTTGCTAGGCACAAGTACGATCGAGCCATGGGCGTTAAGTGGGGATGCGACCTTACCCTTCTCTCGCGTTGAGGGGCGAAACTACCAGCGAGGCGTGAAAGGCACCGGCTGTGCGGCTGCGCTTGACAACAGCCTGTTCTGGATCGGTGACGACAATCGTGTCTACCGTTCTGGTGCCGCGCCGGATGGCTTGTCTGATCCGGGCATTGAGGAACGCATCGCCGCCGCCACGGCGGTATCTGCCTACGCGTTCGAGCAGACCGGGCATAAATTCTTCTGCGTCAGGCTCGACGCCGAAACGGTATGCTACGATGTTGCGACCCGTGAATGGTCGGAGAATGACAGTTTTCAGCGCGCCAACTTCCGCCCCCGCTGCGCTGTCCAGGTGCACGGTAAGCCACTGCTTGGAGACGATAGTTCGGGCATCATTTGGTCGTTAGACCCCGCCGCCTATGACGATGCCGCCCAGCCGATCTCCAAAGTATTTACCGCCTTCCAACCCGTTCAAGACGGCTCGTTCTCATTGGACGTGGTGCATCTGGACGCGGATTTCGGATCAACGCCAGCGTTGGTCGGCCAAGGCGCTGATCCGATCGTGGAAGTCCGTACATCGCGCGACGGCGGACGGACGTGGAGCGAATGGCGTCAATCTCGGCTTGGTCGACAGGGCCAATACCGTGCGCGGGCGTCGTGGCGCAGGTTTGGTAGCTTCGACGCGCCAGGTGGAATTTTCGAGTTCCGATGCACTGATCCTGTGCGGTTTCGAGTATCTGCGGTGCGCTCTAACGAGGCGCAAGGCGGTCGTTCGCGCTGATGGCTGTAAAACTGCCCCGCCTGTTGTCCGGTGCGCCGATCGTGGATGCAGACGGCCGACCCACATTGTCGTTTACGCGCTACTGGCAACAGTTTGCCGAGCAGATCGAGCGCGTATTCAACGCCATCGCGCAAATCCTCGGCATCACTGATCAACTTGACGAGGCGCTGAAGCAAGCCCAGCGGGCTATAGAAACGGCGCAGGAAGCCGCGCAGACCGCGCAGGAAGCCGCCAGCCAGGCTCAGGAGCAAACCGATAGCGTGAAGCGCGAGACAGCGTTGCAAAACAGCTATATTGAGCCATCAAGTGTCGTGTCAGCCACGACGGCGACGATCACGATCATCGCTCACACCCGCTATTACGGCGACGGGACCAGTGTTGCAGTAAATGGCGGGACCGTCTCCGCGACCGCGGCTGGCGATACCGATTACGTCGCCTACGAAGATCCCGACCGTTCGGGAGGCACGGTGACGTACTTGGTTGGCACCACACCACCGGTCCAGAGCGGTGATCTCCATGTTGTCGGCGCCGTCCGCATTCCAGCGACGGGTACGGAGGATGGTGGTGAAGGCCCCCGCCGGCCCGGCTACGTCGCGCCGCGTCAGGCACTGGATTGATCCGGAGGGAAACTGATGCGGCGGTCATCAACCGCATCGTCAATCACCCGGCTGTGCTGCCTCATTTCGACCTTGGACATAAGGGCAAGTTGGATTTTGGCCCCTGCGTTGACCGTCCAGATAGCTATGTCGTGCTGACAGACGGCGAGGCTTGTGGCGCATTGTTCGAGTGGTCTGCGCCTAGCGTCTGGCAATGTCATACCATGTTCCTGCCTGAGGTGAGAGGTGCGCGGGCAATCGCGGCGGCAAAGGAAATGGCTGCGTTCATGCTCGCCAACCACGCCGACATGCTGTGGGGGGAGACGCCTAGTATTCATCGCGCTGCCCTCTGCTTTAACCGCAGAGTTGGATTTCAGTGTGCCGGGATCGGCTTCCATGACGTGTTGGGCGAAGTGCAGCGCTTCGTCCTGAGGAAGCAGAATGGTAGCTCCCCTTGTAGCAGCATCAGCGATCTCAGCGGGAGCAAGCCTGTTCTCGGGGATCACGGGCGGTAAGGGTGCTAAGAAGGCAGCCGATGTCGCTGCTAAGTCCGCCGCGGCTGATCGCGCGCTGGCGCAGAACATCTATCAGCAGAACGTCGGCATGGCGCAGCCGACCGTTGATCGGGGCAACGCGGCCGGCGCGCAAATCAACGCCCTGCTAGGGCTGGGCGGCAACGCGGGCGCGGCACAGGACGCGCTAGCGGCTTGGCGAGGATCGACCGGCTACCAGACCGGCTTGAACGAAGGCCAGAACGCTATCAACACCGGATATGCCGCGCGTGGCGCGCTGGAGAGCGGGGCCGCGCAGAAGGCGCTGCTCAAATACGGCACCGACTACAGCAACCAGAATTTTGGGCAGTATGTCGGGATGCTCGGTAACCAGCAGGGAGCGGGGCTGAATGCCTTGGGCGCGGTGACCGGCTCGGGTGCCAGCTACGTCAATCAGGTCACGAATTCCAATCAGGGAGCAGCCAGCGCGCAGGCCAACGCGGCTCTGTACGGCGCTCAGTCCCAGCAGAACGCTTTGGCTGGGATCGCCAACGCAGCGGGCACCTATTTCGGGCAAAGCAGCTATGGTAACACCACGCCTTCAGCTCTGGGCATGCCGGGCGGGTATAACTCACCAGGCTACGGGTCGCTGACCAACAGCTACGGCATGATCCAGCAAAACCCGTTCAATTACTTCGGCGGAAGGAACCCGTTCGGTGGCTGATGTAGAGCAGGAGCTTGCATCGCTGCGTGAGAAACTGGCTGTTCGTGAGGGACGCCCCGGGCTGAGCGAGAATGTCGCCGCCATCAAGGCTCGCATTGCCGAGTTGGAGAAGCGCTGATGCCGTTGCAGATCAACTGGGGCATCCTGAGCGGCGCGCCTGATGCTGGCGCGGCGTTCTCGCAGGGTTTCGAGACGGCGCGGACGCAGCGCAAGCAGCAGGTGCAGGAGGATGCACTAGCCGCTTATGGCGCCAATCCCGGCGGTCCTGTCCCTGCGGCATTGTGGGCTGCCAACCCTCAAGCAGCAGCTCTCGCCGCGAAGAACAGTCGCGAGGTCGGGGCTCTCAACCGTCAGATGCAGGGCAACAGGGTTTACGCCAACATCCTGCGCGGAACGCCCGATGCGTTGGGTGGTGCGGCACCCGCTGTGGCATCATCATCCAGCGTTCCGTTGGTAGGCTCTCCAACCGACGCAAGTGGCGACATCGTTGTCACAGGTGCGCGCCAGCAGGCAGCAGCACCAATGCCTACTGTCGCCGACCTTGCCGAATACGACCCGAAACTTGCGGCTGACCTAACAGAGCATGTAGGAAAGCTGACAGATAACGAGCAGAAGCAGTTCACCCACCGGATGGGAGTAGGCGCGGCGGTGGCCTTGGCTGCTTCTGACCTTCCCGTATCTGAACGCGCGGCATTTATCGACAGCAGCGCCCCTCTACTAAAAGATGCGGGCTGGACTGCGAATGACATTGCCGCGTTCGATCCGACTGACGATAACATCCGTGGGCTCGTCAACATCGGAGCCGGCGTTGACAAGATCATTGCTGATCGACGCTCCGAAGCCGGGCAAAAGGTCACGATGCGGGGGCAGGACGTCAGCGCGTCTACCGCACGTCGTGGTCAGGATATTAGCGCAGCGACTACGCGCCGCGGGCAAGACATGTCGGCCGCGACCGCAGCTGCTGGCCAAGCTGTGTCAATGCGCGGGCAGGATATGGCTCAAGCCGGTCGCGAAGCTCCGAAGCCGGCAACGGTCGCACTCGCAAAAACCAAACTGACAGCCCTCGACGCCATCGACAATCAGCTCAACCGCGTTGAGAAGGCACTGAAAGCCGCAAAATACCGCGGCCCGGTCGCTGGCCGATTGCCCGGTGGCATCAGTGGTAAAGACAGCGCAGCCGACGCGGCTATCCGCCAACTAGCGCCACTTATTCGACAGCTTACGCGCGTCCCAGGCGAGGGCGCGATGTCGGATTACGAGAGTCGGCTTGCTGAAGCAGGCCAGCCTAGCCGCGCGCAAACGGATGAGGGTTTAGCTGAGACGCTGGCGGGTTACCGAGATCTCATCAACGCTACACGATCGGGGTACCGCGATCTTGCGGGCAAGCCCGCCCCCGCCGCCCGCCGCGACGGCTTCAAGGTGGTCCGCTGATGGCCCGTCAGTACAAGATCACCACGCCTGATGGCGAAGCGATGACGGTCGAAGGGCCGGAAGACGCGACGGATGACGAGCTGATCTCGTTCGCACAGGACCAGCTTCGCCAGCGGGGGTCGAAGTATGTCGGCCGGCAAACCGTCGTCGCGAAGCCCGTGGCTGCGCCAACGATCGCTCCCACGCCGGTGGAAAACGCTTTGTCGCCGGGCGCGCAGCGGCTCTATGACGCGCAGGAGAGGATCGGCGCTCCTTCGGGTATCGGCACGCTTATCAATCAAGGCGCGCTCTACGGGCTCTCTGATGAAATCGCCGGCATTGGCAACGCACTGGTGAATGTCGTCAAGTCGCCTTTCACCGGCGAATTCGACCCAAAGCAGGCGTATTATGACGCCCGTGATGCCGAGCGTAAGCGTGCGGATGATGCACTGTCGGCCTCGCCGATCGCAGGTACGCTCGCGACGATCCTTGGTGGCTTCGTTGGTATGAACCCGGCCGGCGCAGTTCGCGCCGTGCCGAATGCGCTATCGGCGATCAAATCCGGTGCGAAGGTCGGTGTGCTAGGTGGCGCGCTGGCTGGCTTTGGTGGTGGACGCGACACCGAAACTAGCATCACTGGCAGCATTTTGGGAGGCGGGTTAGGCGGCGCTCTAGGAGGTGTGGTCCCGGTCGCGGGGTCGGTCGCAACAAATCTCCGCGCGGGAGCGTCACGCCTGCTCGGCAAATCGCAGGATGAGCTGGCGCGCGAGATCGTTGGGAAGGCTATCGCTGCTGACGCCAACACAGGCGCCAGCGCAGGCGCTATGATGGATGAGGCGCGGAACCTTGGCGTGCCATTCATGCTTGCCGACACGGGCGAGAATGCCCGCACCCTCGCTGCCTCAGTGTCGCGTCAGCCTGGTCCATCGCGGACGATCGTTCGCAACGCGGTTACCGAACGTCAGCAGCAGCAAGGTGACCGCGTTCGAGGGTTCATCGAGCGCGATCTTGGTCCTGTCGCCAACACTTATGAGGTTTCCGACCAGCTTCAGGCTCAAGCGCGACAGGCAGCGGCACCCATTTACGAGCGGGCCTACGCAGCGCCGGTCGTTTCGACGCCTGAGCTTGATGCGATCCTGACGACCCCTGCGGGGCGCCAAGCGCTGAGTCGCGCTCGCACGATCGCTGCAAACGAACGCCGCGATCCGTCCGAGATGGGCTTCGCGCTGGATGAAAACGGCGATGTCGTACTTAATCCGGTCCGCCTCGACCTCTTCCAAAAACAGGCTGAAGCCAAAAGCGCATTCGATGCTGCTCAGGAGGCGCATCGTCTTGCGTTGCGTACCGCCGGCTCGGACACAGATGCTTCACGAGAGGCGCTGCTTCAGGCGCGTGCTGGGCTAACCGACGCCACCAGCGCTCTTGATGGCCGGCTAGCAGAGGGAACGGCTGCGACCCAGAATGGGTACACCACCCAAACGCTGGATTACGTAAAGCGTGGCCTAGATGATTTACTTGAACCCAGTCGCAACCCGCTCACCGGCAAGCTGGTTCTTGACGAGGCCGGTCGAGCCATCAACGATGTGCGAGCGAGCCTCGTCAACGAGGTCGATCGTCTTAATCCCGCCTATGCCGAGGCCCGATCAGCATATGCTGGTCCTGCGTCAGCGCGGTCTGCTCTTGAAGAAGGTCGCGACGCTCTACGCTGGTCTGATGAGGAGCTAGCCCGTAAAGTCGGCTCACTCTCTGATCCAGACCGCGAGCAATTTGCGCTCGGCTACCGATCGGCGCTTGCAAAGTCGTTAGAAGGCCGCGTTGATGACGCTGACAAGGCGCGAGCTGTTCTGGGCACACCTGCGAAGCGCGCCGCCCTGCAAACATTGTTCGGCGGCGACGAAGGGCTGGCACGCTTTGAGGCGTCTCTTGGCCTTGAGCGCTCGGGCAATGACACATTCCGGGCCGTCGCGACAGGCTCGCCGACCGCTGAGCGCCTAGCCGCGGATGCGCAGACGATGGACCCCGGATTGCAGGAAACGGCCTTCAACGTCGCGGTTAGGGGCGCGCAGGGCGGTGGTATCAGCGGCATGGCCCTGTCGCTGCTCAGCGAAGCCGTTGAAGCTGGTAAGTTCGGCCGCGGTGAGGCCGGACAGCGCGTTCGTCAAAGCATTGCTTCGCTGCTCAGCGAGTCTGATCCTGCGGCCCTCCGCCAAGCTGTTCAAGAGGCTAACGCTGCGGTTCAGGCTGCCGAGGCTCGGCGCATCGGCGCATACTCGCGTAGCATCGACACCACTGCTGGTCTTATCCCGGGCCTGACTGTCACGGGCAGCAACATCGGGAGGTAGTCGCTTCATTCGAAGCGCGAAGGGATCTTGTGTTCGATCGTTTCTAGACGGCGTTCGGTCGCCTGCTGTTTTTCGATATTTAGGTCACTGGCTGAAATAATAAGCTGCCTTGTCGCGCGGGCGTTTGCGGCCATGTCGAACCAGATGCCCGCAAGCAAAACACAGATGATGACGAGCAGACCTACGATCATCTGCCTAGTATACCTTGCCCGTCTCGCCCCGCATAGCGGTTTATGATCGGCCCGGATGGCGCCTCCCGTGCATGAACCGGAAGCGACATGGCTGACCCATTCGAGCTATTCTACCTCCCCTTTCGGCCCGCGCTGGACCCGAATGGGCTGGTGGTGCCGGGCGCGAAGCTAGCGTTTTTCATTTCAGGCACGAACACGCCGCAGACCGTGTACGCGGACGCTGCATTGACGGTGCCGCTTGATAACCCCGTTGAGGCAAACGCGGCTGGGAAGTGGCCTCCGATCTACATTGATCCTTCACTGTTGTACCGAGTGCTTCTGTCCGATGCGCTCGGGGCCACGCTTGACGAAGTCGACCCATATGTGCCCGGCTCTGTAGGTGGCGCGACGGGTGCGGCTGGGGCAGCCGATAACACTTACACAGCCTTGGCCACCTTCAAGGCGTCGGACATCGACCGCAAGGCGGCATCGCTGGTCGGCGTGCCGGGGGTTCCCGATGGGCGCTTCTATTGGACCCCCGGCGACTTCACCAGCAAGGCGGACGACACGACGTACATTGCGGCGGATGACGTGCCGCCCGCGGAGGGGGCCTGGGTCCGGCAAGGCGAGCTGTTTCTTCGCCCGGCCGCACTGCTTTCGAGTGGTGCGATAGACAACGACAGCATCGCCCGCGCGATTTCGATCGGATCGAAATTCGCACCGTCGTGGGCGACGAAGGGCGTGGTATTCCGGATCAACGACGAAATCGTCATTCCCGCTGGCGTTTGCTTCGATGCCGGAGGCGCAACGTTCCAGCAGATCACGCCCGGAAAGAATGCCTTCCGCCTGAGTGACGGCTCGAAGATCATCAACGCGACGATCATTGGACCTAACGGCAATCTCGATGGCGCGTCCTTTGAAACCTCGAATGGCATCTTCGCTGAGGGCGCTGAGCATGTCGTTGTAGAAGATTGCCGCATTAGCAACTTCCAGCATAATGGCATTTATCTGCGGAACTGCCTGTTCGCCACGGTGCGCAATAACACCTTTTACGGCAATCGCTACCTCAGCAGCACGTCCGCGGACATCATGGTCTGGTCCGCGTCTGGGACTGATGTGTATCGAGGCGCGCACCTCACGGGCAACCGCTGCTACTCGAACAACAGCCAAGGCATTTACGTCTCGGCTGGGGGCTCGGATCAGGACATCATCATAAACGGCAACTGGTGCGTGGCACTGGACTATGCGACCGCGGCGCTTGTCCCGCAGGCGACGCTGAAGCGGCGGTGGGGGATCGTACTGGGCTATGGCCAGAGCGCCAAGACCGTGATCTGCACCGACAACCTGATCCGCAACACCAACTCGGGCGGCATCTACCGTCAGGCTGGTCAGACGGCGGGCGCGATCAATTATCCGGTCATCATCAAGAGCAACATCATCGCGGATACCGGTCTGATCCCGGCTGGCGGACCCATTCAGCCGGGGCTGTCGTCGGGCATCTGCCTCGCTGCGCAGGGCGATGGCGATCTGGTCGAGGGCAACCTCGTTATCAACTCGCTCGACCCCACGTTCGGTGGCTCGGCGGGCATCTGCGTGCAGCCGAACGGGGAGCCGATGCAGACGGCCTCCACGATGGTACGCGGGAACACTATTGTCGGATCAGCCTCGCATTCGGTTGCCGTCGTGTATGGCGCGCGCAATGTCACGGTGGAAGGCAATCGGTCGGTCGGTGCCGAGAGATCGGACTATTATTACAGCCAGACCATCGTTCGGAGCATCGCGGAAACGTTCACCTTAAGGGGCAACAGCGCCATCCGTCCTAACACGACGGCCCCCGCCATTCAGCTGGGCCTCAACGTCAGCGCGAGTAACGAACGCATCATCGTCGACGGCAATGTTCTGACGGGAGCCGGCCTCACGGCGACTGCCTTGGAAAACACCGGCATCCTGTTCGATGCGAACGCGGTGTCGGCGGGCCTCACGATCCGCAACAACGAGATTGGCAACTTCCGGCACGGCATCGCACCGATTTTCTATGTCGGCAGCCTTCTGGCCGCGGAGATCACTGGGAACGCGATCCGCGCGTGCGACACCGCCTACGCCTTTGGGTCGTCCACATCAGCCGGCATGGTTTATGTCCAGAACGATCGCAGCTCGGGCAACACCAAGAAGTTTGGTGGTGGCGCGCTGGGCGGCAACCCGATCGCATTCGAGGTGGCGTTGAATGCCGGCCTTCCAACCCTCGTTTCGGCATCGCCCCCTACGATCGGAACATGGCCAGCTGGAGCCATGACGCGCACGCCTACACCGACAGTCGGGCAGCCCACGGCGCAATACTGCACGGTCGCCGGGGCACCGGGTACTTGGGTCGCGGGCGCCAATCTATGACGCGACGGCTATCCAGTTTGGGAGAATGACAATGCAGGACGTACCTATCCACTGCCCGGCCGATATCGACGCGACGGAAGCCGAGCAGAAGGCGTGTGAAGCGCCGAAGCCGGTGAAGCCGGGTCAGGATGGCGGCACCGCGACGCCGCAGTCCGGCGGCGGTGGCACTGGCAACCCGCCGGAACCCAAGCCCAAGTGAGCGCCAAGCTCGTCACCTTCGGCATTCTGTGCCTGCTGTCGATCGCGGTTGCGGCTTGCGCTCGGCATGACCGCGCGTGCGCGGTGAAGGTGGCGGGCATTATCGCGTTGAACTGGCTGGCGTGCAACATGCCATGGATCAACGTCGATTGGTCGTATTCGGCAATCGTCCACGCATGGGGGCTGCCGGGCAAGCAGACGGACGGCATGGCGCTGTTCGACCTGGTGGCGCTGGTAACTGCGGTGCGCGTCTGCTGGCGGGTATGGTGGGCGCCGGTGATCTGGTCGGTCTACCTGATCGACCTGACGATGCACGCAGTGGCTTGGAGCGCAGGGCTTCAATACGTCGATTACGCTTCGGTTCTCGACGCCGGGCTGGCTGTGCAGCTGGCTGTCATCTTCATGGCTGGAGGGCCGGGCTGTGCCGATCGTTTGTCTGATTGCTGGGGTCGCGTTCGTGTTATGGGCCGCGCTTCCCGCCGGGTTCCTGAGGCGTGGTCGTGATTGACCAGAACGAGCATCGCGCGCTCTACATCGCGATGGCAGCGTTGGCGGGCTCCGTGACGGCGCTGTCGTTCATGCCATGGCGAACGATGCGCTGGAGCGAAATCGTGATGACCCTCTTTGTAGGGTCCGGCTTCGCTGCGTTTGGCGTCCCATATCTTGTCGGTGATCTTGCCGGCATCCAGATCGAAAACCTGCGTGCAATCTGCTTCTTCACCTATATCGGCGCGACGGGAGCCAACGCTTTCGTGCCGGTCATTATCCGTTGGGCAAAAGGGCGTCTTGAAAAGCTGCTGGGCGCGGAGGAAGCGGCATGATCGATATCCTCATCGCTGCCATGATGACCCTTGGGCGGCTGCTCGTCACCATTGTGGTCGTGGTCAAGATCACCCGCTTTAGAGAGACGATGAACGGGCTGGAGCGCACGGGGCTTGGCTTTGTCGGGGGCACCAGCTTTCTCACGATCCCCGTCATCTGGCAGCGAGAGGGAAGCCCGTTCGACCTGTGGGCGGCGACCATCCTGACGTTTGGCGTGCTGATGTTCCTGATCGGCCGCACGATCCGCGACAGGAAGCACGCCAACGCCAATCGAGCCGCGGCGGACGAGGCTCGCGGCTATCTCCAAAGCAGGGGGAAACTATGACCCGAGCAGCACTATTCGACGCCATCCGACCGTTCGCGCCCGACCGGCGCTTCCTCGCCAGCCATGTGCAAGTGATTGACGCGCTGGCGGACGCTTTCGGCCTCTCTCGCAATGGGGACGGCGCGCTTACCGTTGCGTTGCAGCTCATCAAGCAGTTCGAAGGGTGCCGTCTTGACGCGTACCCTGATCCCGGCACGGGTGGTGCGCCATGGACAATCGGCTGGGGAGCGACGGGAGCAGGCATCGTAAAGGGCGTGCGCTGGACGCAGGCGCAGGCCGATGAGCGGTTGGCAGCGGACGTGGCAAAATTCATGGCGGCTGTCGTGAAGGCAGCGCCGGTCGCTTCCGACAACCAGCGTGGAGCGATGACATCGCTTGCCTATAACATCGGAGAGCAGGCATTCCGCGACAGCACGCTGCTAAAGCAGCACAACGCAGGCAACTTTGCCGCTGCGGCCGATCAGTTCGGGCGGTGGACCCGCTCCGGCGGGCGGGTTCTGGCTGGGCTCACGCGGCGTCGTGCAGCTGAAGCAGCGATGTATCGGTCATGAGCGACACCCACAGCCTGATCGCCTTTCTCGCCGTGGTCTGCGCGATCGTGGCGCTGGCTCTGATCGGTGGGACCGGCTCTGACCTCGCCATCATGACCGGCCTGATCGGCGTGCTGGGCACGTTCCGCCCGCGCGAGCGCCCGAAGCCAGAACCCGCCGGCACCCCATCTGATCCTATCGCAACGAAGGAGATCGAACCGTGAAGATCAACCTCGGAAAGCTGCTCAAAGGCGCCGTCGCCAAAGCGAAAGCCAACCCTGAAGTCGCGCTGATGGTCGCGGGGCTGATTGCCCCCAAGCTGGTAGCCAAGGCTGCACCGATCATCATCGCTGCGGCCCAGAAGCCGGAACCTCAGTGAACACGAACTTATCCCGCGTCGCCTCGCGCTGAAGCCGTAGCGCGCCCATCGCCTCCAGTTTCTGTGCCAGCACGGATGCGGCGACGGCGTTGACCCGGTCGCGTCTCTGGCCAGCCAGTCGACCAGATCTAGCACCCCGTCCTGCTCGAACCGCCAGCGCCATAGTGCTTCGTCTGCCATGTCGTTCTCCTGAGTCGTGGAGAACGTAGCGGGTACAGGGGGATGTTGGACAGGGGTGTCAGGGGCGGCGGCGTTGTCGATCCCATGCGGTGAAAGCGCGCCGCCGCCCCGTTGCCGTTCCTACGCTTGGCAGGTCGGCGGGGTTGTTGCTGCGAAAGGCGTGGTGGGTGCACCGCTCCCCGAGAAAGCCCGGAGACCACGCCTACGACCAGCAAAGCACGCTGACCGCCGCAGCCCGCATAATCTACCCGCGACTCGCCGGAAAAGCAACGACGCTCTTGCTGTCAATTGGGTGGCGTGGTAGAAAGATCGGGCTGGGGCAGCGGACGTTCGAAGGGCCGTTGCTTAAATGACAAGACCATCGCGCCCAGCATCCTCCATCACGCCCGGCACCGCGTCCAGCGACGCCAGCAACCGCCTCGCCTCATCCCAATCGGTCGTAGCAACCTGACGGGTGCGACCACAGGGGAAGCGGCGCTCGATGGCTGCTTGGGTCGATCGGTAGCCTTCTGCATCATACTCGCGTGTCATACTCGTCCTTTCGACACATAGGCGGGAGGGGTAAGAGAGGGGGGCATGCGGTCAGCCTTTCACCGGGCAGCTGTCGCCCAGATCCTTGCCGGCCAGCACAATCTTGGCGTCGCGGAGGAACCGCCAGCCGTATACTCGCGGGTCAGTACCAACGGTGTCCCACTGGTAGCCTCGCGCCTTTGACAGCCGCTTCGCTGCCTTGATCTCGTCCTTGGTGAACAGATCGAAGACCGGCTGAAGCTTGTAGCCCATGACGTCGCGCGTGCGTGCCATCACCCCACCTCATGGTCGTGCTGAGCTGCTCGGGCGCGGAGGGCGGCGGCGGTGAGAAAGCGCGGCAAGGCATCGCGCCAGCGGCCGTTCCAGCCGGCCACGCCAAGCGTCTCGGTTGCGTCATTTAGGCACTCGGTGGCCTGCCCCTCCGGCACCAGCGCCATGGCGGCGTCGAGAGAGGCGGTGAAATCGCCCATTCGTTGTTCGTGGGTCAGCCCGCGAGGCTCCCAGCCCTTGGGTCGCCCATCACGCGTCTCTCCGAGGAAGATGCAATGAAGGCCGTTGAAAGGCGATACCGCCACGTAGGCCCCCTCAGGCGCAAAAATAGCACACCGGATCAGTGCGGATAGCTCCGCGTCCGGCCCCACCGCCTGCTCGACCCTTTCAGCCAAGCGCACGATCTCCGCAGCGTCAGCGGGCATGGTCGGTGGCCTGTGCCGCGATCTCGGCGTCCTCTGCCTTGTCCATCGCGATCCGCATTTCGGCATAAGACTGCGCGCCGCTCTTGCCGTATTTGTAATGCGGGTGCGTTGTTATGTCGCAGCCGAATAGGTGCTGCATAAGATGCGCCCCGGCCTCGTTCGCCACTTGATGCGAACAACCCGTGGCGTCCATGACCGGAACCGCCATATTGCAGAAAAGAGCCCAAGCGTATTCGGGATCGTTGTTGATTACGTCGGTCAGGGCGGCGTAAGGATGTTGCGTTTCAGCGGTCATGGTCTGCTCCTTGCGAGATGAGGTGGTTGCGCGCTTCAGTGCCGCGTTCGGTAAGCGTTATGCGGTCGCCAAAATTGCCGCGGTGACGGTCTAGGAAGCCGAGTTCGATCAGTTTCTCACCGGGCTTGTAACCGCGCGCGAACAAGTGCCGCTCTTCCAGCAAAAACGTCCGCTGCGCCTTCGTCAGCTTGGCCGCGATCGCCGCCACCTCCGCGATGCTCTCACCCATGACGATCCGTCTCCTTATTGCCGAGGGCGGTGCGGGCGATGGCTTGGACATGGCGGACACAACCGCCTAGGAATGCCTCTGCGCTTTCGTAGCGCAGGTGCGGCACCGTGGCGTCGTACCGAACGATCGCCTCCAGCGCCTCCTCCAGCACCTTAACCAGCTCCCGCGCATCTTCTGTGGGGGTGATGGATCGTCGCTCATAGCCAGCCAGAAGCGCGGTGACGGCCATGTAGCCAATCGCACCATGGTCATCGGGCCACCCCTCACTGCGCAAATACGCGCGCGCCCGGTCGAAGCTGGCCTCGATCTCAGCGATGCTCTCCAGCTTATCCACCATGCTTCTCCCCGTTGCCCGCGCTGTGCTGGTGCGGGGTGGCCTCACGGCGCTTCCGGTCGATCTCAGCCCAAGCAAGACGTGACGCCTCTCGCTCCCGCTCCGTTTCCTTGATCTTGGCCAAGGTGATCCCCATGCGCGCTGCGACAGCAGGGTGGGTTTCAAGCAGCCAGCGATGGTCTTCCCACTCAATTTCGGACAAACCAAACCATTCGTCGAAATAGGTGTCGTGCAGCCGATTGATCTCCACCTCAGCCTGACGGCAATCGGGGTGGTAGGCGACTGACGAGAAATCTCCGTCTGTCATCCCGGCCCAGCGTACGGCGGACTCGCCGATCTCGATCATCTTGCCACAGGCACAGCATTGCGCCGGCTTGCGCACCGCCTTGACGGTTTTCTCGTTGGTAAAGCTCACGCTCCCTTCCCCCCGTGCTGGTGCGGCCTAACCCGCGCGGGTTCCATGAACGGGTCCGCATAGAACCCGGCGGCGTAGCGGTTGCGGGCTTCGTCCAGCATGTCGTTGATGAACACGAACGCGCTTTCGGGCCGCGCGCCGGAATATGCCGCGTAGAAGCCGATCCGCAGTAATTCGGACGGTTTCCACTCCGCGCCCGCCGGATCGTGCGCCGCATCAACGAAAGGCGTGGCCCGCTCGACCGCAGCGTGCATCTGCTCAATAGCAGTCGGTTCGCCGTTACTGGCCATGTCCGCCCCCGTGCTGGTGCGGATCGGTGGCGAGGGCGCGGGCAAACTGGCGTAGGTGATCCTCGACCACGCGGACGTTCGTGCTGGATTGCGATGCACCTGCGCCGCATAAGTCCACGATCAGGCTGATTGCCGCTTGCTCGACCGTAGCCGCGTCCAGCCCCTGCGAGGGGGTGGTGGCGACTGTTCGTTCCTCCCCGGCGTTCCACCACTTTGCCGCTTCGCTTCCGCTATATTTCAGCGGGCTTTCAAGTCCGCATTTTGAGCAGCGGACCCACGCAACTTCGCCGTCACGTGACCATTCGAGATTGCCTGACCCGCCGCACTTAACGCACGGCTTCAATGCCCCGCTCACATCGCTTCTCCCTTCACGATAGCACCTGTGGGGGCGTTCAGGGCGGCGGCATCGCGATCCACAACGTCGAGATACTGGAACGCCATCTGCATAGTCAGCACGTCGTCGACCGTGGCCCCGTCAGCCTTGGCGCGCTCAATTGCACGCTTGCGCCGCGCTCTTTCCTCCACCCCCTGCTGCTCTGCTTGCTTGCTTGCTTGCTTGGGTGCGGCGGCGAGCATGGCGGCATAGCGCGAATGGAAATCGCCATCGCGTATCGAGCGGCTGGCGGTGAATGCCTCGCACATGGCCTCGGTCGGCTCCACCGGCACCGCCACCATGCCCGCCGGGATAGTCGGCGTCGCAACCTTTACGGTTTCTGTAACAGTTGCCCCATCCTGCGCCGTCGCACCGGGGGCGGGAAGCATGGCGGCACGCTGTTCAGGCCCGTCGAGCATGTAGATCATGTCGCGGATGAACGCTGCATCACGGCGCGCATTCGCCTCCGCTTTGCCGTGATCGCTGGCGTTCTGATCGGGCATCGGAAACTCACGCACCCATGCGCAATCGCCGATCTTGCCGGTGTCGGGATGACGAGCAATGTACGTGGTCGGCTCGATGTAGTTGGCGCACGCCTCCTGCATCTTGCGGACGTGCGCCAACAGCGCGACCTCCCCCTGCGCCTGCGCCTGCGATGCGTCCTGATCGCGGGTCATGCGACGCACTTCGCGATGCAAGAGATCGCATAAGCGGCGTGGCGTTCACGAATTTCAACCGCATTTGCGCGCCGCTGTGGATGGTAGAAGACCTCCGGCTTCAGTCCGTCCTTCTTTATGTGGCCCAACACACCAGCCGCCACAGCCTCCCGCAGTTCTGCTCGAATACGCGCTGGGACCTTACCGACAACCTTGCGGCTGCCGTGCTTCAAAATCTGAGCCACGTTCGGGCCGTAGTCGTCGCTGTATCCATTCGGGCTAACGTAGCGCTGCATGGCCTTGCCTCCGTAAACAATACCGTTTATATAATCGGCATCGTTTATAGCGTCAATAGAAAAAGGCATCGTTTTCTTGCCAGAGGCATCAACCCCCGCTACGCGCCGCCCGATGGGACGCCCGCCGCTCAACATGAAAATCGTGCCGGTTCGGCTGCCGCCAGAGACGGTCGAGCAAGTCGACGCGCTGGTTGGCACGTATGGCCGCGCCAAGTTCATCCGCGAGGCTGTGGAGAACGAGTTGCAGCGTCGAGAGGCGATGCGTCCTGATCGCTAGGTGCGGGGGTGGCGGATAGGGCTGCGCGGACCGCGATCATCTTGCGCTCAGGGCAGCAGGTAAAGGCCGTGGTGCTGCTGGCACGGATAGCCGCGACAGTGCGCGTGGTCCCACACCCCGTACAGACCATTGCCTCGCCTTTCGCGTCCACCTCCACACCGGCTGCGATACGATGGCGGGCGAAGGCTTGTACTTCAAACCAGTCATCATGCCGCCCAGCACGAATGTCCTTGCAAACAGCGACAATCCACGCGTGCGGGCCGTGATCTTTCGTAAGGCGTTCGAAACGCAGGTTAGCCGCAGCATCACGATCTTCCTGCGTAATCTGCTCAGACGCGAGCGGGGTTGCATCGGTCATTTGCCATATCCTTTCGGGCGTAAGGCCTCGCGCATCACTTCGCTGAAAGGGTGGTCATCTTTCGCAACGACCTTCTCGGGCCGCTTCCAATTGGCTAATTGATGCTCGGCAACACGAAGTCGTTTGCGAAGATTGTGAAACGCAGGAGACCGAAGCTGATCGACAGCAAATCGCGCAGGCGGACCGCCTTGCCTTTCAGCCTTACGCTTCCGCTCGGCTGTTTCACGATCATACTCGCTGACAGCATCCCGCAATGTACGAACGCGGCGGACGAGCGCGCCATACGAAGCGTGTCGGCTAAGGGCGATAGGGGCTTCGTCAGTCATGACGCGCTCCGATCGTGGTGGAGGCAAGGCTCGCAGCTATACGGCGACAGCTCGCGGCGTTAGCCACATTGGACCAGTGCGCAGCATCCTCACCGTTGGTCGGTCGCTTCTCAAAATAGCGGGCGGCTTCCAACAAGAAGGCGATGTCCTTGTCAGTGTCGTTCGCGAGCGGGGTTGCGTCGGTCATGCGGACTTCTCCTCGGCCGCGACGAGCCACATGTAAGCTTCGTCAAAACGGTCCATCGAAAGGCGGTATTCGCGGGACTGCTCGGCCTGCTCGCTAGCATCAGCCAAGCGGCGGGCGGCGTAGTCGAACACTTCACGAAGGGAGGCGTTGTCCAGCGGGTGATCGACAGCCGCCAGCTTCGGCTCGGCGCGCGTCGGCAAGCACTCGGTCGCCCCCATTCCAGCGTCGCGGTTATCCCACGCATGGTCCACGACAGCATCGGACAGAAGGGAGCCGCGGCGGTTGGTGACCATCCATGCGTAGGCTGCGAACATGCCCCGCTCGAAATACGCGCGCTCGTAGTCGCCCGCGCGCTCTTGGGTTGCGTCGGTCATGGGATGCTCCGATCGGGTTTGGAGGCGCGGCCGGGCGCGTATTCGCGGACCCAGGCGCTCTCAGGTATTCCAAAATCATGCAGGCAGCCGATGCACCGGCCGGACGTAGCGCCGCATCCACCGCACGGGATCGGCTTGCGCTCCTCCCCACCCATCATCCCAGACGAGTTCGTATCAGAGGAGGTCATACGGGTCATAAGTGCCTGTCCATGAATGAGACGAAGGCGCGGGCGGGCACGTAGACCAGCCACAGCGGAAAGATGAGCAGCACCTGCCAAAGGGGGCGTTTCAAGCCGCGAGCCTCCTTGTCCAAGGCAGCGTCATGATGCCGAAGCCGGCGTCAGCGGCTCGTTGCAGCGATGCAAAGCCGATCTCTCCGCGAGCCATAAGCGCCGTCCCACAGGATGGTGACTTGCCCTCGGTGCCATCTGGGCGCAGGAACCGGATTTTGCGGGTGAATAGGACTGCATCCGCCTTGGTGAAGGCCTTCCAAAACCAAGGTGCGGACGTCCGGTCAGGCACTAGAGCGATGCCGTTCCCGTGAACCATGAATTTCGTAAGCCACGGCTCCAGTCCGTTCCGACCGCCAAAAGGGAAGTTACCCCAGACGAAGCCGAACCATGGTTCCACGAGCCCATCGCCTTGCAGGTTCCTCGACGCAGGAACGTGGCCGGCTGCGTGACGCGCCGGACACACATCCATGTCGAACCAGCAGCCGAGAGCGGCAAACACAGCCGGTGGCGTGTACCACTCATCAGTAACGCCGGGCGCTTCCCACGCACTCATGTGGGCAGTCCCAACATATGCGCCGACCGCTCAAGCCAAGTCTGCTTTGCGGCTGCGTCGG